GACTCCCCACCTGCGGCAGTCTCCATAGCTCCCTTGCCCTGCGCTCCTGCGGAGCCTCCCATCTTAGCAAGCTCCTCTGCGGCCTGAGCGGAGCCTGCGGCCTTCTTCGAAGCACGATTTCGCTGCATTCGCTCTCGCGCTGCCGCAGCGAGCTTCTCTTTTGTCTTGGGAGGAGCCTTCTGAGCCAACGGCCTCGCACTCTCTCCCTTCTCCAACACACCTGCCGTAGCCTCCTCATACGCCTGCTTTGTAATCTCCATCACCCGCTGCGGCGTTAACGAGCTTGCAGACTTTGGTATTCCGCCCGGAGGTGTGCCTCCTGAAGGAGGCATCTGCTGTCCTAGCGGCTGTTGCGGAGCAGGTAGCTGAGCCTGTGGCTGAATACCAGCGGTTGAGGGCCCTGCTACATTAGTCCTGAAGGGCGAGCTTCCGCCAGGTCCAGCCCCAGGCCCAGTGGCGGCTGGCCCAGGAGGCAAGCCGGGACGAGGAGGTCCAGGAGATGGATAACTCACTGGTCCTGATGGCACCTCCTTGTGAAGAAGGTCTGCAAACCTGTTGAGGTACTTCATTCGCATAGTAGCGGAGGACATAGTTTTCGCCACCCCACGAATAGCCTCAACCAACCCTGCCGTCACTGCTATGTGTCCATACATCCCCCCGCCTAACATCTCAGCTAGTTGGTAGGCCACATATGTAGCAGGTAGAATAACAGCTGCCTCTGGATATGATTGGGGTATAATCAAAAGCCGCAGCTGCTCTTTGAATTTGCCCATTGCATTGTCAGCGTAACGCGCCTTGGCCTTTGCCACTGCCTCTGTGATACCACTCATACTATGATTAAGTGTTTTCCAGTTGGTAACCTTCTCATCAAAGCCTTGGTCTATAATAGTACGAAGTCTTTGGGCCGCATCTAGCACAGACGACGGCACTTCTTTTGTGTTATAGATCACACCATCTAAACTATCACGAAGTAGCTGACCTTCACGCGGGCCTATATTGCTCAGCTTACCACCCATCCCCCACGTTTTCAAATACGGCACCAACTGCTGTTCTCTGTCGGTCATGCCTGGCACCTGCGTTTTACCCGTTGAAGGCGGGTAGCCACGACGCTCTTTTATACTGCGTTGGTGTAGCCATTCAGCAAGCGGGGTCTCGGCATCCATCTTAACTCCGGCCGTCTCTGCTTTATCAATCTCGGCTGTAAGCTGGCCATGCTGCTTGGCTACAATCTCCTTGCCCTTAGCCTGCAAATTCTTTAGCTTGGTAGTCTCATCCATCGCCCTTGACAAGGCCCCACCGGGAGAAATTCCGGTATCAGGATCAGCTGCCACGCCTAGCTTTCTGTTTGCGACATGCTCGGTGTAGTTTCGTATAATCTCAGCAGACAGCTTCGGCGCCTTGTTCAAAGCAGCCGCCGCACCTGGCACACCAGCTCTAACACCAGCCGCGCTCCCACCCAACTGAAACGCAGTTAGTACCGCATCTTGTGTATTGCCTACTGAAAGCCCATGCTCTTTTATATCGCCGGCTATACCAGGAATTGCAGACAATGCCTGGCCTCCGAAGTAGGCAGCTACGGGTAGAGGATTGGCAGTAGCAAGGCTAAGTCCGATGGCTGCGCCGGCGCCTGGATCATCCTTGATCGACTCAACTCCACCTACAGTCTTGCCAACTCCGCCAAGTGCCCAATTAGCCTCTCCTGCAAGTATGTGCCCTGCCCCGCGCATAATCTCGCCGCTAGTCTTTGGGTCTGATGATAGTGCCTTATCAAAATGGGCACTTGCGGCGGCGTTAGCATTCGCTGTTTGCTCCTGCCAGTAACCTGGCGATTGATAGCCAGCGCCGCCTTGCGGCGTGTTTGTGGTCTGACGAGCAATCTCAAGCCGAGCGGTGCTCGGATGCTGCCCGATTGCAGGGCCAGCCTTGATCCTACTCTTGTACTCAGGGTGCTTCGTCAGCATCTTTTGAGTAAGCAAAACATCAGGCACATCTTTATACTCAGGATGCTTTGTCTTTACCATCTGTGCGAACTCAGTCGGAGTGAGCTGTGGTGTAACCGGAGTGAGCTGTGGTGTAATCTGAGGATTGCTCATTCGAATAATCCTAGTGGATCAGATTTTGGCTTATCATGAGCCGGCTTAGTGGTACCAACCTTAGTAGGAGACGCTGTCGAGGGCTTAGTAGGGCGATCAGCCACAGGCTTAGCCATATCATCCTTGAAGTTGGTGGCATGCCCTGCCTCTTTCCATTGAGTCATTAGCTCAGCCTGCTTAGATTGCATCAACTCGTGGAAATTATTCAACACACTGTCAATTGCTTGTGGCGATTTTGCCTCACTATAAGCCTGGCCAAGTGCGTCAGTCATAGCTTTGGTGCCTATTCCGCCAGTCGCAGTCTTAGCGAGTTCTGCATCGACAGCGACGCTGACTCCTCGAAAATCAAGCGGGGCGGAGCTGCTGCCAGTCTCGATGGCGTACTGATTACCAAGCGCGTTGACCAACCTTGTGTCTTTGTTATTCAACGCCTGCGCAATACGTCGAAGCTGGGCAATATGCCTATCGGCGGTCTTGATGTTGGTGAGCATTTGCCCGCCTTTGCCTGACTTAAAATAAATGTCGGCATCTTTCATAGCCACAAAGCTGACGCTCTGTGGGGTTTGCATACCTGCCTTTTCAGCCTCGTCAGCCCTCATATAAGTAACTTCGCCATTATCGCCAACTACTGGCAGTCGTCGAGCCCCGGCAAAGGCGTTAGCCCGCGCAACACCTGCCTGTACCGCAGGATCAGTCTTTGTCATCTGGGTCATACCTTGCACACCTTTGAGGAACCTCTTGTCCTCGTCAGTCATCGGCGTTGATTTGCTTAGAATCGAAACGACTTTATCATTGGTGTTCTGTTTATACATAGCCCCAAGAGTCTGTTGTAGCCTTTGAGCGGAGGCTGTATCGCCAGATGTCATAGCCTCTTGAATCTGCGATTGCACATCCTTGATAGGGCTCTTGGACTGAGTAACACCCTGATCACGATCAAACGCCTTGGTTTGGGGATTCCAGCCCATAACATGGGGTTTGTTATCAGCTCCCATAATAGTCTGAGTTTTTTGCATCGACTTGTCTGTCGCTGCTGCGGCTGTTGCAGCCACCTTTGCAGCATCTGTTTCAGGCCGCGAGGCATACCACTCAGCTATCTGCTTACGCTCGAAAGCCTGCTGCCTCATATTTTCCATCTTGAGCTGCTGCTCCTCCAGCGCCGCCACCCTTTTATTCTCGCCATCAACTACCGCAGCTGCCGCTTGGTACGCAGCACTTGTTGGATCAGTTACCATCTGCTCCGCAATCTTAGCCGACTTTGACTTGAACTTAGGATCTTGTGCCACCTGATTTGCCCTAATCTCCTGCTCCGTCGGCTGCTCACCTCGCTGTTTTTTGCCATCGTAGAGCTGCGCCAATGCAAGGACTTTGGCCTGCTCCCCCTCCTTGGCAAACTTCTGCTGCTTCACCTGCTGAACAAGAGCCCCAATCCTTGGTGAGATCAAATCAGCCACAGTCTGCCCGCGACCACTTGTGGGCCCAGCCTGCGGCATCCCTCCAGGATTTGTGCCGGAGTTGCTTGGGGTGCTTGGGAGTTGGCTCCCGCCCTGAGCCTGGACCTGTCCACCTTGAGACTGAGGGCGTCCTCCTTGAGGGGGGGCCTGCCGCTGCTGAGGTTGAGGCTGCTGCCCAGCCTGACCAGGCATCCCATTTTGAGGCAACATAGGTGCAGGGGCAGTCCCAATCACAGCAGGGTTGCCTTGTCTCTGCTGCTGCTGTTGCCCCTGAGCGCCTGGAGCTTGGGTCATCCCCGACGCTCTGTTGCCCTGAGTCATTGCCTTGACCATCTGGGCAATCTTCTGCTGCACAGTGAGCCCTTGCTCGCCTCTTGGGTTTGTCGGCTGATCCAACTGTCCAGCCTGATCTGGGCTTATGCCCCCTGCCGCCCCAGACGAATCATCACTTTGAATCCCAGGCAATGCCATAATCCCCTCCTTCGAATACTCGACTCATTATTGCGCTGCGGATGCGTCGAAGCCGCCCGTAGCAGCACCCAGCAATCCACCCGACGCGAAGCCGCCAAGAATTGCACCCACAGTCGAGGGCACCTTGCCTCCTGTTGGCGGGTACGTTGTCGCAACCGCTGTCTCTGCACTAAGCAGAGGATTGGCCTGAGGCTGTGTACGCAGGAACTCATTGTACAAATTGGTGACCGAGGTCTGATCGAGCGACTGAAGATAGGTGGAAAGTTGATTGCCAATCTGCTCCATCGACGTGCCTGCTGTGAGCTGATTCTGAACAGCCTGCTGTAACGCCGCTGTCTGCGCCGAAACGAGTTGCGCGTTCTCGGATGTTGTGGTCTGGGCTAAATAGTTGGATTGAGCCACGGCATTGGGCGAGCCCACAAGATTCCCCCCAACATTCATCTGTTCTTTCAGATTGGCCTGATTCTGGGCAATGTTCGTTCCCATGGATTGAACCATTGCTTGCCATGCAGGAGTCTGATCAATGGGGTCTCCTGTCGCACTTATCTGAGCCAGAGTGTTCATCCCAGGAATTGAGCTGAAGTTCCCTGTCTGATAGGCTTGTTGAAGCTGTGAGAGCATCTGATCTTCGGGAGCGGTCAAAGTCCCAGGAGTGGTAGCCTGACCACTCGATGGAAGAAGTGCTGATAGATCGAATGGCGTGAGCCCCTGACCAACTTGACTCTGCAAGTAGTCACCAAGTGCATTTGTAAGTGCGGGGTCCTGTGTGCTCGTGATCGAGGTGTTGCCTCGATTGTACGTAATGGGGGTGTTGCCAGAGGAAAGGTTGGGATCTGCTCCTGTGCCAGATAGATAGTTGTAGTCACCGCTGCTGCTCCCTTGCTGCGGCACAATCCCGGGAGTAGTCTGCCCACTCGACCCACTGTTGGGCAGCGACGGCATCGAGCTGAAGTACTGATTGCTTGATGGAGAACTCGTGTTTGAGTTATTTGCAAAGTTAAACAACTGAGAACCTGATGAAGCCATACTCATCTCCCCCCATACGAAATTCGACGTATGATCGGACGAAGTCCGAAGGACTGCCTAAAATTCTCTTTCTTCCTGCGAGTGTGCTTTGCACCAACTAGGCCCACCTGTGTAGGGTACTTTGGATCCCCATGCAGCAGAGTGTGGACCATCGTGGCTTTCTCAAACTCCCCAAGCTCGATGTAGCCCACCTCCACCGCCATCCATGTGAGCACAGCTTCCCACTCCACACTCAAGAGCAGCGTAGTGCTCTCAAGTGGCGAGGCCAGAGGGTGCATCTGAAGAATGCGCGCTTGCACTTGATACGCCTGAGATGGGGCTGGGTTGAACCCGATGCTGTCCCCAAATCTGTACCACTCAGCAGGTTGACTTCCAGTCGGCGTGGTCACGCGATCAGCGTCTTGGTAGTGAGTTGGGTTGAGCTTAATTCTGACTGTGTTGTTTGGCGGATCAACCCACAACATCACATCCAAGGTGGCCTGATTGTATGCAACCTCGCCTCCAGACGGGACTGCTGGGAGCAAGTTCGAGAATGGGAACTCCACAGTTGGCGGGGTAGTCAGAGGCATGGTGTAGGGAGCTCCCCACACCTCCAGCTCATCAAACTCGTCTCTCAGCTCCCTGTCCCCTGTAAGTTCAAGCAGGGCGTCCTTCACCCACACATAGGCTCGTGCAATCGAAGATTGCCTGTTCTCAAGCCTGTTCACAACCTCTTGTGCCACATCAGCGATTGTTGACATAAGTGTTCACCTCTTGAACACCCAAAATACTAAGTCACTCAGGCTCTTGTGTCAAATGAAAGCCCATTGAGGGAAAAATTGTTAAGGACCCCCGCAAAAGTAGGAATCACATCACCATTGATGCGCACATCAAGCTCACCTGGTGTGTAAGCTGAGGTAAGGCAATCAATACCAAACACTGCTTCAGCTGCAGGCCTATACCCAGAAGGCAAAGTAAATATAACAGTCCCAGAGGCGCCCACCCTCAAAAGCCCTCTAAGCCAAATTCGACCAAATGGGTCCTTGTAATACCCAGCCTCTGAATATCCAGGCCCGACGTTAACCCATGAGTTCAACAGCGTGGGCGTTTGCCACGCCTGCGGCATCGATGAAACCCCGCTGTCCTGGAGCACCAGCCCAGTCGAATCCGCGAAGCTAGCTAAGTTACCCGCTACCGACGAAGTCGGCCCACTCACCAGCGTTCTGAGTGTCTGAACGAGCAAGCCCCAAGTCTTCTGGAGCATACTAAGAAAGCTCTGCACCCAGTCTACGCTAACCCCGCCATTCCCATCATCTGTCGGAGGGGTATATTGAAGCTGTTGCGGGACTATACTCATCTCACCTCACCTCCAGGATTGTACACAGGTGTCACCTCGGTGAACTCGAAGGGCTGCTCTGCGGCCCCACTGATTTGGAGCGTCTCATACTTACCACTGATTTGATCGTGTGCAATCACCTCGGTGATAGATGCGCCAGGATTCACCCCTCCAATAGCCAGCCCGCTCGGCTCAGCCTGAGTGTTCACGACACTCTGCCCAGAGTCGCTTGTCAGGGAGAACTGGATTGTAGCAGGCCCATTGTCCTTGTAGATCAACCGTGTCTTGGTCGTTGTTTTTTCGTGCCTGTAGTCCCCATACGCCAATTGACCGGAGGTCACAGACCAGGGCTGCTCACTCCACCCCGTGAAGTCGAACTGCTTCACGCTGCCATCTGAGAACCCAAGCACCACCGAATCGAAGGGATTGTTATTGGTCAGAGTAGCGGGGGTCCAAAGCTGCTGCGCGATAGTGCCTACAAGATCACAAATCCTGACTGCTGAGGCCGCGTTGAACCCCCCAATCGCAGCCATCGTCCCCGCAACAGTCCATCTAGTCCAATTCATCTCCTCGTAGTTGTAAATCCAAATCGCCACATTGGGGATGACAAACCAGTATGCGTTGAACGGGATGCTGTTTATTGAGGTCGTGACGAAGCCAAACACAGAGCTCGGGCTGGACAGGAGCAAGTCCCCGAAGATGCGACTGCGTGCTCCAAGTCTTGAGCGCCCCTGAAGTGGCTGATCTCCAATAGGAGTTGATGTGGTTCCGTCAAAGTTGTAGACGTTGTCCTTACCGATGTAGGAGGCGATGGCCTCACCATTTGCGCAAAGAGAATAAGGGCAGGTGAGCCCCTTAGATTTTGCTGATAGAGGGAGGAAGTAGAATGGCGCTGTCCCAACTCCAGTCGGCACCACCTGTATAATGCCATTTTGCTGCCAAATGTACCCACACTGAAAGAGCTTTAGCCCTCCATTTATCGGCCCAAGATCATTGAACAAGTCAGTCACACCGCTGTCGGCGGAGGTCCAGTCTGTGGGATCGCCTGCGCCAGTCCAGCGAACACGCTGATACGCAACACCTCCAGTTTCGACTGTGCGAAGTATCATTAAGTGATTCACAAGCTCAAAGAGGAAGCTCGCTGGCACTGCGCTCGCACTTGTGACGCTGAAGCCTGCCGTGATCCCGTCCCACATCTGCACAGCATCAACACCCTGCGTGAAGCAGAGTTTCTGTCCAACCACAGCAAAGCTCATCCTGTTGGCAGCAGCTCCAGTCAGAGCACCTGTGACTTGAACCCAAGCACCCCCGCTGTACTCATACAGCTTTGTGGGAATTGCTGCAACTTGAAGCCGTAGGCCATTGGAGTTGAAGAAGTCTGCAAAGCCCACAGGCTGCGCTGAGAGCGCAGGCAGGGGGTTGAACGCTGGCCTCACACGACAAGACCCCTTGCGGTAGAGCATGTTTAGGGAGTCTGCGAAGCCATACTGTTCGATGGCTTCGATTGGAAGCTCACTCTGAATCCCACCAAAGGGGCCACGGATGGGGAACTCAGGTAGCTCAGTGCTCGGGTTTTGTCTTTGGACCGGCATCGCTACACTCCAATCGCAAGCCAATTTATAAAACCACCGCTGTCGCTGGTGGCGTAAGTAAATCCAGTAGTTGTTACAGTGATCAGACCAGTATATGCGTATGTGCCGGAAATTACAAGCCCGGGAGTGAGGCTATAGCTTTGTGGAAAGGTTACAGAACCGGAGACGACACCTGGTGCCTCTCCCCACTGCACCAAGATGCCGCCTAACAAGCTAGGCAGTCTTATATAACCCACCGCATTAGTCACAGACGAGCTATACCCCGCGGCTATATCTGTAACATAAGCGAGATCGCCCTCGTCTATGCTATTTAGGGTAAGCCTTAAATGGGCAGTTCCCAGAGCGTTCCATCCGAGCTTGATCGTAGCGGCATTTTGATTGACCCCTGTACCCTGCTGCACTGGGGTAAAACCAAGACTCGCAATTACAAGAGCAGAGGTAACCGCCGAGAACACAGCGGTTGTTATATCAACCCATGCACTGCCACTCCACTGATAGACCTTGCTGGTATCAGTGGCGAAATACAGCAGTCCTGTCCAATTTGTCGGCTGTATGTCACTTCCCAACGTCGGTTTATTTGCGTCCAGCCCACTAATCGCAGCCATCCTCTGCTGCAAGTCCAGCTTCGCATTCCTAACGTCAAGCCCAAGCTGATTCGCAGCCTGCGTGTCAGGGGGCTGCGTCACATCAAAGTTGTTGGTGAATGATGCCATCTCAAGTGCTCCTTCGCTCCGCAATTACGTGTCCAAAAGGTCTTGTTCGTGCTCTTCCACTCTCTGGCCGATGTCTGATCTGAATTTCATCCCACTCAAGTACAAATTGGATTTGATGTACTCAATGAGATGCTTGCGCACGACTCGAATTGAACCTTGACCATGCCCCGTCGCGGTGAGCATGTAGCCATTCTTTGTGGCCACTTTGTACACAGCTTCGCTGCCTTCGCTGTGCTCACTCTGCTCCTCAGCCGCAGGCTGGGCAAGTTCAAAGTTGTACAGATGAATATGTTTACGCTGCTCCTCAGAGAACTCAGCCTGTGGCTCACCCTTCTTGTCAAGAATCCAGAGCCTCTGCCCAACCGAGGTCGCGTTGGTCTCCACATCGGCCTCAAGAGGAAACGGCTTTGCAACAACGCACATGACCATCCCCAAGCCCTCATGCAGCTCAACAGGACTTGACGCCCCTCTTGCAACAGAGTCCAGCACCTCGCCCGCTGGCGAAGCCATCCCCTCAAGCAACTCATACGAGGTCGCTGGGACGCCAAGGCGCATCGTCGGCTCCAACCCCACAATCTTCCCCTTCTCCGTCACAATGCAATTCACATCAAACATACCGCGGAAGCCGATCTCACGCAACTTCGCCACAAGGGCCTCTCGCACCAGAATCTTCTTGAAGAGTGGATGCTCCTCTGTCACCGAGAGGAACGTCGTCCCCATCTCCCCGCACGTCTCCCCAAGCCCACCATCCGCCTCTTTCTTCTCCTCAAAGTTGAGATACCCCATAATCTTGCCCTCAGAATTGCGGCAGTAGTCCTGCCCATTGAACAGGACCGATGCTGCGACTTCAAGGCCCTCCACCACTTCCATAATATCACAGTCGAACTTCCCGTACTCCGCCTCATTCCAGCTCCTTTGGAGTTCGTTGAGGTGCCACAGCATGTCCTCGCCATGCTCAAACTTCCCAAGGTGATTCAGCCCTTTCGGAGCATCACCGTTCTGCTTAAGAATGTATCGCTTACCGCCAGAGACGTGCTTTTCGATAAAGCGTTGCGCAGAGTCCAAAGAGGTGAAGTTCTTGGAAAAGACTTGGTCAAATCCTGCTTCCTTGAACCAGACTTGGTTGAGCTGCCGACTGTTCTCAAGTTCATCTCCTCGTTCACAGCCCCCAAACACAGCCTCGCCTCTGCTTCGCAGCCAGTCTTGAAGTGCTCCGAAGGAGCAGGAGTCGAAAATCCAAGTGTAGCCCTTCCCAATCTCATTGAACCAATTTTTGAGATGCGGAACAACTCCCCTGCCGATTGTCTCGCTGTGCTTGTCATGCACGTGAAACAGGACCTCGTGCCCCTCGACATGGGAGAGGTAGGAGGCGAGGTCAAGTATTTCTCCGAACTCACTGAACACGATGAATTTCATCTTCCTGGCTTCCTGTATTTCTGGCCTATTGCCAAGTCCCCACACGAATCTGCTCTGCGAGGCGCGAAGCGCGAGCCCCCACCTGACCTGCCCACTTCGAGTTCAACATCTGCGCTGCGGCACCGCTCCAATCCTGCTTACGCAGGCAGTCAATCATGTTGTAGAACTCAAGCACCTTATCCCCCATGTTGAACCACATGTTCTGCAAAGCGGCTCGTCGAACGTCATCAAGGAGCACAGCCCATGGCGCGAGCGAGAGCATGTGGGTGTAGGAGTGATGGGCGTCCTTCTCGTATTGAGCATCACAGTCTGCATCTGTCCACTCAAGCACAGCACACTGTTCATCTGTGAGCCCATAGATACGATGACCAATCCCAATGGTCCAGAAGCCTTCAGTGTCTTGGTAGGCGTGCAGGCGTCTGCCTTCATCACGAGTGAGCTGAGATTTAAGGTCGGTGATCAATTATCCACACCTCACCAAGTTTCTGAAAATGGTTACTGATGGGTCCACGCCAGTCCGTTCCAGTAATACCCACCTGCCAGGAGATAGCCCGCGAATCCCGCCTGCATAGCGTTGTACTGTGAGATTATCTGCGCCGTCACCGCGCTTGCCAGCATGGAAGCGCCGACCGTCAACTGCCCTTGGGTTTCAACAGTCGTACCCGCCACGAGAGCCGCGTTCTCTGCTGCGCTGGCGCCGGACCATGCACTTACGGTGCTGGGCGGAAGAGGATTCGGGTATGCCGTCGAGAACCAGAATAGGTAGTTCATCGTCACGGTCGCGGGCATCGGATTGGCGACGCTACTAAGTTCAATGATCTGCTTTGCCGGTGCGACCGCCGTGTACCCGCTGGTGAATCCAGAGCAAGGATTAGCCGAAGGAAGCACAAACGTAAAGCTGTTGGCTGTCACGGTTGAGGCCGAGGAATTGAATGTCGCGGAAGTTCCGCTGAGGCTAAAGCCCTGCGAAGCTATAAGCCCGTGAGCTGTCGAATTGACCGTAGCTGTCTGACCGGCACAGGTTATAGAGGAAACCGTGGTCGCTTGGGCCAGTGCCGGTGCCATCACCAAAAACAAAGTTACGAGAATCTCTAGAAGTCGTTTCACCTTTATCTCCTTAGTTTGTCTGTGTCAGCGTGCAGATTGCGTTTGCACCGACCGTAATGTTCTGTGCTCCGTTAGCCGCAGTTCCTAAAGTCAACGCCGTGCCCGAGGGAGTGGTGCCATTGCGAATACCCGCCCAGACGTGAGCAATTCCACTTCCTGCTACAGCTCCAGAAGCCGTGGTTTTAATTGATCCGTCCCATGTAGTCTGTGCCAAGGTACTAATCTGGGCGTAGACCCCTGCCGCTCCGAGCGGACCCTCGGCGCTAAGAGAATATCCAGACGCCGTGCCCGGACCGTAAAGACAGAATGCCGCCGTTGCGGTAGCAGCCCAAGTCATCGGAATATCGCACTTGAGCAGATAGTTCTTGTTGGCAGCGATGGTCCAAGTCATGCCGGTGATATTGGTACAGGTAGCAGAGGATTGCGCTGACATGGCGGAGGTTGTCATGCCTGCGGAGAGGTCATCATAGCCAACATTTCCGCCAGCAGTACCGGAAAACACTGTCCATACAGGTAACGCAACACTGCCGAGGTTCATTGTACTGGCTGCTGTCGGAACTAA